AAAACTGCTAATGCCAGATAACAGGAGATACTAAATTGTTTAAATATAATACTCAAACACTAAGGCCGGGGCGAGGGTGGACCGATGACAATGGTATCACCCATCCCCGTAACTGGAACATCTGGTCTACAGCGGAGAAGACTGCGGCTGGTGTTACTGAGGTAGTTGAAGATACACCACCGGACAGTCGGCTTTACAAATGGTCAATGGACCGTGACGGTAAAATCACCAGCACAGCAAAGGCACTGGCTGATGCAGGGTCAGGTCTTAACCTTGTACTGGGTGTTAAATCAACTTTGAAAAACGAAGTTAAATCACAGCAAGAGTCTTTACTTAACCAGACTGACTGGGCTGTGGTTCGTAAGTCTGAGAAGAGTACTGCTATTCCCAGCAATATCTCAACATGGCGTGATGCCATCCGTACTAAAGCTACGGCGATGGAGAGTGCAATAGATGGCGCTGCTGACACTGCGGCTGTAGCGGCATTGTTCTTGTCTTGGGATGTAGATGGTAATAAGTCTGGTATACTTTATGACTGGCCTATACTAGTAGAATAAATGTTTTATTATATAAGTGTTATCGCTTACATTGCATTGGCTCCTCTTAATATACCAGTGATTGAGAAAGGAGTAACAGGGCTATTTCCTGATAGATACCTTTGCGAGACTTATAGAACTCAAATAGAGGAGTTAGTTAGTAAAGTAGATAATGCTGAACTAACAACTTCTAAATGTATAGAAAATATAAAAATTTAATAATAGGGTAAAAGATTAATGTCAGCGTTCCATAACTTTTTATTAATGGCAGCACCTGAAATAAATATATTTGTAACTACAACAGTTACTGATTATAATTTAAGAAATGCAGTCTCTGCTTTAGGATATAGTGTAGCAGCTAACCTAAGAGTAAATCTTAATGTTAGAAGTGTTATGGGTGGTAGTGCTAATTCATCTTATGCTTTTGATACAGGAGATGGATGGGGGTCTAACTCTTCTATTAAAGTTAGTGTAGCTTCTAATGGTTATATTGTAGGTGCTGGTGGTGATGGTGGTAATGGTATCTATCAACAGGGTGGATATTCTGGAGCCAACAACGGTACTAATGGTGGGTCTGCTATGAATGTGCAGACTTCTATTCAAATACAAAATGCTGGGACAATAGGTTCTGGTGGTGGCGGCGGTGGCGGTGGTGGCAGTAGCGCAGATTATTATAATGATGCAGGTTGCGGAGGAGCAGGTGGTGGTGGTGGTGGACACATAGTAGGTTCCGGCGGTACTTCTGCTACAAGTGATAGTGGTTTTGGATGGGCTACCAACTCTAGTGAACCCGGTGCAGATGGAACTTTAACGGCTGGTGGTGCAGGTGGTGCAGCAGGTACTACGCAAGGACCACACAGCGGTAATCAGACAGGTTTTGCTGGTGCTACTGGTGGTGCTTTGGGTGCTGCTGGCGGTAATGGAAGTGCTCATACAGGGAATGGCGCTGGTGGATCAGCAGGAGACTATTCAATTAATGGTTATAGTTCTTTTGTAACCTTTACTTCTTTATCAGGAAGTACATTACTTGGGAGTACAAATTAAATGATACAGTATTATTTCAGGAGAGATTAAATGGCGAGCACATATACAACAAATCTAAGACTTACTAAACAAGGGGATGGCGAAAACCCTAACAGTTGGGGCCAAATCCTTAATGATGGGGTTATTAGTCTTGCTGATGAAGCCATTGCTGGTTATACTACTATATCAATTGGTAGTGCAGCTACTGTTAACTTGACAGCTAACGATGGTGCTGATGATCAGTCACGGTCTGCTTTCTTAGAAGTTAAGGGATCAGTAGGAACTGTGGCTACTTCTATCTTCTTGGTCATTCCTAATAAAACTAAAGCATACGCTGTACTTAATAAAGTATCAGCCAATGCTGCCGGTAATGTAGTGATGATGCGAGTAGCAGGTAATACAGGTGTAACACTAAATAGATCATCTACTTTATTCCAACATGTTATTTGTGATGGAGCTTCTGTATATAATGTAGATCAATCAGATGCTACATTTGGAAGTTTAGAAGTAACAGGAGCAGCTAAGTTTGATTCTACTGTTACTGTCTCAGGGACGTCTAGTTTTTTAAGTAAGTCTACTTTTGAAGATGATGTATCAGTAAGTGGTAATACAGTCTTGGGAGGTACAGTAGCACTGAATGGTATAGTTACAATAGGAAGTGCTATCAAATCTTTCTTTACAACTATTGCAGATGCAGCTTCTATTGTTATGAACCTTAACACAGGTAATCAATTTGTAGTTACTCTTGGTGCTAATAGAACATTGGCTGCGCCTACTAATCTAACAGCAGGACAGACAGGACATATCTATGTACACCAAGATGGCACAGGTAGTAGGACATTAGCTTATAACACTGTCTTTCAGTTTACAGGTGGAGCAGTTCCCACCCTGACTACAACAGCAGCAGCAGTAGACTTACTAGTATTCTCTGTTAGAGCTTCTGATAAAGTAGATGCAGTATTATTGAATGATTTTGATAGGTAATAATTAATGACTACGCTAACTAAAATTATATTAAAGCCGGGACTTCATAGGGAATCTACTCAATATGAAGAAGACGGTAACTGGTATGATGGTGACCATGTTCGCTTTCGTGCAGGTAAGCCAGAGAATATGCGGGGCTATGAGACTAAAGTATCTACTGCTTTTGATGGTAGCGCAAGAGATTTAATTACTTATAGAAGTGGTAGCAATAATACAAAACGAGCAGTCTTTGGGACACCTAATAAGTTATACGCACATAATGGTGATACTCTAACAGATATTACTCCTATAGTTACAGCTGTTGCTTTAACTAATCCTTTTAATGTTTCTGTTGGTAGTCCTATAGTAACATGTTCAGACGGCTCACATAATCAAGCACAAGGTAATTATGTATTAATTAATACAACAGTTTCTGCTACTATAGGAGGCAATATATTTCTTAATGATAGTGTATATGAAATTGTATCTGTAATTAATACTAATGTTTTTACTATTAATGCTGGCACAACAGCAGCAGCTACGTCAGCTGCAACAGGAGGTTCTGTTACGTTTAGTTATTTACTACCTACAGGTAACTCTATAGCTGTAGGTGGTACAGGCTATGGTGCTGCAATCTTTCAGGCTGGTACAACTACTATTAATACAAGAGCATGGAACCAAGCAGCTTCTGCTGATGCAACAGACATTGTTTTTGATATATCACAGTGGAGTCTTGACAACTGGGGTGATGATGTGGTAGCAAATAGGAGTGGTGGTAATATTTTCTACTTTGATAGTGATGCTTCTACTGTACCTATAAGGGCTACTTCTATAACAACGTCCCCCATCAGTGTTAATTCAATTGTTGTATCACCAAACGACAGACATCTAATAGCCTTGGGTTCTAATTCTTATGCTGCTGCTACTTCTGTAAGTGGTGTGTTTGATCCTATGTTAGTACGTTGGTCTGATCAAGATGATCGTACTAATTGGGTTCCTTCTGTTAGCTCTACGTCTGGTGAGGTAGTCTTGACTGATGGTACTAAAATTGTGGGTTCAGTCCGTTCTAGGAGTGCTATCCATATTTGGACTGATACTGCAATGTGGACAATGGCATTTGCTGGCCCTCCCTTTACTTTTAAGTTTACCCCTGCTGGTACTAACTGTGGTTTAATAGCTCCTCATGGAGCAGTAGATTATAATGGTATATCATATTGGATGGGCTATGATAACTTCTATAAGTATGATGGTCAAGTAAGAGTTCTTGATTGCACAGTTCGTACTTTTATTTTTGATAGGTTGGCTACTAAATATCAAGATAAAGTTTATACAGGTGTAAACTCAGAGTTCAAAGAGATTATATGGTTGTATGCCTCCACCGATTCAAATGTAACAGAGTGTGATAGTTATGTAATATACTCTCCTGAGAATGACTACTGGACATATGGTACAGGAGTCTTCACTACATTTGCAGACAAAGAAGTATTTGGTAATACTATTACTACTGGAGTATCTATCAATGCTGCTGGAGATTCTACAGGAAATAATAAGTTATTTGATAATGAGCCACAGGGTTACTTTACAGAAAATAATAGAACCATTACTTCTTTTGTTGAGTCTGCTGACTTTGATATAGATGATGGTAATCAACTATTGTTTATGAATAAGTTAGTTCCTGATTTTGATCTGTCAGGTGGTAAGTTAAAAGTAAAGATTATTACTAAAAAGTATCCAGAAAGTAATGAAGAAATAACTAAAGAGTTTGATATTTTTAATAGTACAGAAAAAGTTAATTTTAGAGCAAGGGGAAGGCAAGCAAAAATTAGGGTATC